TGCTTGTCTTGGGTTTCGTGTACGAACTAACGGAGAACGGAGAGTCAGCACGGATGCTGACAGATTCCGCCATACCGCAACTGCGGGGAGTATCGTTCTGAAGGGAAGGGGACGGCCTTTGCACGCTTTCTGAGAAATATCTCAGAAGCATGCTCCAACCGTCTATTTCCTTCTTATACTTCAGTGGCTTAGTCAACCATACATGCTGGAGCATCTTTTGATGCCCCTTATGCCATTTGGTTTTCTTAGGCCGATGGATCTCCGGTACTAGTACAAGAGATGGATAAGCTATCGACAGCGAGTTCTGCCCCTTTCGGAGCAACTCGAAGTCTTGTCTATCCATCTCAGGCAGCTCACCATACAATGGTCCGAGCATGCATTCTACGATTTCTTCGTAGATGTTGTAGTATCCACGTATGTATAGGGAATTAGCATAAGCTATCCACGATACATACGCGTCAGGGCAAGGAGTAGACGCCCACACGGTCCGAATACGGATCGGTGTGACGTTGGTACCATTGAAGGCATCAACGCCGCAGGACTCTCTGAAGAGCCCGAAGACAAAACTCTTGTCGCGGTTAACTTTTAACCCAAACGACTCGAGTATTGAGGTTGCATTCTCGGCATACGCCGTCGGTACAACCACGTCATCTCCATACACGAGAATACCCTCACGGGTATCTGCATCTGGTGCCCCAGCAGTGAGCAACGCCCAGATTGTAAGCGCTAAGACAGGGAAGCATAATGCTGACCCCATCGGCGCGAACTTTCTGAGCAATTTAAGCTCGCCACTCGGAAGCACCGTACCAAGCGTTCTACAATTCAGCAAAACCTCCTTTAGAGGCTCTGGGAATAGTAGGCGAACGAGACCAACGCTAACGCGATCGCTAGCCTCTTTCAAGTCTAGCGTAGCATACCTCCCCGTCTGGGACCCGAGTAGGGCCCCAAGCTGGTTTGGTTGTTGGTCTGTGAAGTGAATGTTATATCGGGTTAACCGATTACATTCTACGTGACGGACAATAGCACGCCCTAAGCCTTGTTGAATCCACTGGAAATCCAGTGGTTCGCAAGATATTAGACGCGGGCCCCTAGAGTCTTTGGGGACGAGAAGAACTCGTGCATAAGACTCCTCGAGCTTGATATTCGAAAGAACATCAAGCCTATCGCAGACATGGCCTAAAGATGCGAAGAAATACGCATCCAAGGAGTATTCTGCTACTAGCCTCGGACTAATCGTACTCCAAGTGTACTTATCCCATAGTTGTTCCTTTGTAGAAACAGCTCCGGGTCCGTGCTTTGGATAGATGTCCTTATGGTCGAATGACGAGAAAAGCCTCGAGAGAAGCTTCCTCGCACGGTCAGCCACGGTTACTTGCTCACCCATTCGAAGGTGAGTAGTAGAACTTAGTGGCTGCTGATCATTCAAAGCTTGCTTTAACAGTTCGTTAAAACAGAGCTGCCCAACAAAACGTCGACCTCGTGATCGACATTTTCCTGAACACCCATTATCTTTGCTCGGACAAGATACCTTTCGGCGTCTTTCCGGACATATGCAGGCAATATCATATTGCCCGCCTGACCTACCCCCGACTTGGCAGTCGTAGGGTAACTCAGAAGATGATGGTCTTGAGTTGCAGTCAACGTAATCATCATACCACGTAAACGTGGATTGAGTGATTTGCGTTGGTATTGCATCCTGGTAGCAGGCGTGATGCTTACTATTGGGAATGCAATTCCGTTTGGTACAACTTCGAGTTCTTCCTCCAGGCACGTAAGTGCTAGCTGGCGAATATTCGGAATTGTATCGTGCATCCACCGGGTCCAACTGTATCCGCATCGCTGCGTATTCAGTGTCCCACGAATGCAAACGTAGATCCTCTTCAGTTTGGATAAACTGGTCGAGGACGTTTCGTTCTTGTGCTTGATCATAGGGCAATTCGTACTTATAAAATAAGTACAGCAACTGTCTGATGGTTTTGATGCATTTCACACACGGGTTCGGAAGGACCCGACCGTCGTGAGAGAAAATACACTGGAACAATTCACCCATAAACATGGGCAATTGACTATCATATCTTAGCTTACTCAAGCCAAGCGTGGTAGCGTTCAGTGACGCTTCTCCAGATAGAGCCCGATCAAAGGCTTTACCTAGACGTGGTAAGGTTTTCGTGAGAAAACCGATTCCTTCCCGTGCACAACGCTTTTCCACCTTTTGGGTGGTAAGGCGGCATGCACGTGGTGTAAATACTTCGCCGTGTGACAATAGAATGTCACGCAGCAAAGCGGCGATGATCCTTAATGGAACATCTAGGCTCTTATTGTCTACCATAAGGTAAGACTCCTAGAGCACGCTAAACTACGTGATACCTACTCACACTATCACTCCTTTATCGAGGTCCTCTCGTCAGTTTTCTGACGAGAGGGTCAGGACTAAATAACTAGGTTATTTGGTTTGACTCGATACGGGTACTACTACGGTTGTGGCCCCTGCGGGGGGCGCCAGTTGGCGAGGGTACGACAACGCACCCTTCTCGATCGACAACTTGTCGACCGTGCAACCGGGCAATACGAATCCTATGAAGGACAGTAAAGCACAGACGTAGTATAGTGACCAAGAACGCCATAGTGGTTTCTTCACAAGAAGATTCGCCCAGTCGTTGAGCAGGCTTACGCCTGTCAACTTTAGAGCGACCCATTTATGGCAGCCGACGCACCGTTACCAGAACAATCAAACAGAACAGTCGTACCTGCGCCAGTTGTGGCGTAGAACGACAGTAGTTCCGCAAGAACGTTCTTGTCTTCGGAGTAATCTGCGATATCCCCTACGGGAATCACATTTACTAAGTACGCGGAATGAACACGAGGCTTACCCGATGTTCCGGCGACAGTTTTGTCAATCCGGATCACCGAGCGCCGCGTCTTTTCAGACCCAACCCCCGTTTCCTGGTGTTTAACAGCCAGGCGATGGGGGCTTGCAGGAGTCTCAAGGATGGCCTTGAACTCGAGGGTACTTTGGTCAGTAAACCGCCGTTCGAATTCAACTTCGACACCGGCGGCATTCTTGACTTCATTAGTGTTGAGGACAGTAGCTAACATGCGACTAAACTGGTATCCGCCAGTACGGTCTTAGTAAATGACTAAGAGCATGTGAACGGCCAGTTCAGACTCTAACGCCTAAAAGGGCCGCGGATAAACTGAACTCGGTTAAGCTCAGTCCACTCATACGAAGTGAGTAGTATATGTCAGGACAGTGAGGAACCCTCTTATAGGCTTCCTCAAAGGTACTACATATTGGTACGTTGTAGCAACTCGGACCATAGGGACTACCGGTGGCACTATAAGTAGTGTTCACCGCCCTCTGGACCTTGATGCTGTAAACGTACGAATATATATGTGTTACAGGTGCAATGTTTGGCATGGAGAAGTTCTTACTGAGCCATGGGCCTATGCCCACGAACCAGTCAACAACGAAACTCCAAGGAACGGCACGCCAGATAATACCAGGGTCTAACATGACCCCAAGGCTATCTGCCATACCCTTGTAGAGAGCGTTCTCTCTATCTAAGCTACTTAAGCGATAAGCATAAGTAAGCGTCGCATTGAACACGGGGTCGACGTAACGAACAGATCTGCTACAAGTCTTCTTGCCGTCAGCGTAAACGCTGGCAGCAGTATACTCGTAGGATTCAGACGAATTCGAATACGCCGAATTCAGAAACACGCGATAATGGTGCTTCTGGATTTTCCCCTCGCCCTTAAGCAGGTTTTCAATCTGCTTGGGGACGTTCCGAAATGAATCACGAATGTTTTTCAGATCGGACAGGAACGGCTGGATGTTAAACATACCTTGTAGGTATGAATCACAAACAGTCTGCACGGAACACGTGAGAAGCCAGCGCCACTGGGCCTTTGTCATGGTCTTTTTAAGACCAGTCGTAAGGAGAAACCAGTACCGCAGCTTCGCAAGCGACATAGGCACCGTCTTCACATCCTTTAACTCATAAATTGAGTTGATGATGGAAAGACGAGGCCGAATAGCTGGTAGCATCGACAGAAGACTGTCGTCTATCAGCTGCTGCAAGCCAGGAGGTTCGTTTATTGAACGTTTTCCTCCCGCACCTACACTGTACAATGACAATAACCCCGAAAGGGGATTGTCATAGGCTCCGAATCGTAGGTCGTAAACTCGGGGACTAACGTTTGGATTAGTACACATAAAGAAATATTCTTTAAACATACTATTACAATCGCCCCAAGATCCAAACCCATCGTGGGTATTGGAACAGCTGAACCGTAGGGGGACAGTATGGTTAACGTCTTTGACCAATGAATAATGGTCGCAGGCGTTTTCACCACGCATATTCCCTTCCACACTATCGATCCATTCCTCGGTATGTCTACCGAGTGAGGTCATATAGTCTGTGTCAGATGAAGACCAACCACTATGTCCTATGACAATGTGTCGGTCTGTCACGTAAGTATCAGCTGGATTACGAGTACGAAGCATATATATTGGAACGGCGAAGTTATCACCTGAGGTGTGTG